GTCCTCAAGTATACTCAGCGATACGGTAAGAAGGACGGTCACAATAGAAAAGACCTAATGAAAATCTTACATTATGCTTTGTTAGCCCTGAATGAACATGATCAGGATTATAAATAAGACACAGATAACCTGTTATTTAGGAGATAACAATGGCTTTTAAAGTAAGATTTAGAATTACTAGACCATCTACTGACCTAGGGTGGACTAATGCAATAGGAATTGATAACGAATCAGATCGTGGATTAGTTCCTGCAATGTGTGAATCAAACGGTGGTACAGTTGAAGTAGTACATTCAGAAGATGAACTTACTATGGATACTATCTATACTTTTGATTCACCTACCGAATGGCAGGCCTTTTATAACGAAGCATTGCCTATTTGGAATAATAACGGATTGACAGCTAAAGCAGCTGAGAACAGTGTTACTTTTGATGTTGCTGTTATTGAAAACACTTGACAATCAGCTTGCTATGTTATATAATATACTATTGACAATTTGATAAGGAACTACATTATGAAAATTAGTAAAAATACAATTGAGGTTCTAAAGAACTTCGCCGCCATCAATGCAAATATTCTTATCCGAAAAGGTGATTTGATTTCTACTATCAGCACGGGTAAGAATATTTTTGCTAAAGCAAAAATTACTGAAAATTTTGATCGTGAATTTGCGATTTATGATTTGAACACGCTACTAGCAACAATTAGTTTGGCAGATGATACTGAAATTGAATTACAGGATGAGTGTCTTAAAATTGATATTAATTCAGGCACACTAGAATATTATTATTCAGATCCTAATGTTGTTCTAGCAGCCCCTGATAAGGACATTGAAGTAGATGACTATTATCAATTTAATCTCTCAATAGATACTCTAGGTACTATATTTAAAACAGCAGCAGTTAGTCAGGCCACGATGCTTTCAGTAGTCGGTGACGGTACTAATGTTAAACTTAAAGTAAGTGATCCTACAGCTCCTAAGAGTAATAACTATCAAAAGGTCATTGGCGAATCTGATAAAGTTTTCACAGCTCACTTGCCTATAGAAACTCTAAAGATTATTCCTGATGAATATGCAGTAACTATTTCAACCAAGAAGTTTATGTATCTTGAAAGTACAACTGGGTTATCTAGGTACTGGTTGGCCTTAGATAAGTCCTCGGAGATTTAATTATGGATAGCAAATTATCCTTTACCTTACGTGAAGTATCAAATGGTTGGTTACTTGAAATTAACGGTACTGACTATGCAGAATACATTTTCAAAACCACGGGTCCTGCATTGGGCATGATTCGTAAGGTGTTGAAGGATGAAGTCAATCCTTTTGGAGAAGAAGATGAGTGAAGAAAAAGAAGTTACGGTTACTGAAGAAAAGAATCAAGATGTAGACTCTTCAGGCGGCAAGCATATCGAACTTACTATTGCTGATGAAACCGCAGTAAAAGAGAAGTTAGGTTAAAATTATATTATATTATGGAGTTGTGAATGGAACATTTCTTGTGGGTTGAGAAGTATCGTCCCAAGACTATTGAAGAATGTATCCTACCTGAATCTATCAAAAGTATGTTTACGGAATTTCTCTCTAAGGGGGAAGTTCCTAACCTGCTTCTGTGCGGTACAGCAGGTACAGGTAAGACTACAGTAGCACGAGCCCTGTGTGAAGAACTCGGCAGTGACTACATTATTATCAATGGTTCGGATGAAGGTCGTCAGATTGATACACTGAGGACTAAGATTAAACAGTTTGCTAGTGGTATGTCCTTCCTCGGCAAGCCTAAGGTTGTAATTATAGATGAGGCTGACTATCTAAACAGGGAGTCAGTACAGCCTGCTCTCAGGGCTTTTATTGAGTCCTTTTCTGATAACTGTCGCTTCATATTCACTTGTAACTACAAGCAAAAGATCATCGCTCCTCTACACAGCAGGACTACGGTGATTGAGTTTACTGCTCATAGAGGAGACAAGAGAACCCTCGCTGCTGCCTTTATGAAACGTATGCAGCACGTACTTGAACAAGAGGGTGTACAGTACAAAGACAAAGTGTTAGCAGAGCTGTTGATGAAACATTATCCTGACTATAGGAGAGTGATAAACGAATTACAGCGTTACAGTAGCTCCGGTGTTATTGACGAGGGTATTCTTGTACAGTTTTCGGAAGTGAATACTAAAGAACTGATTACAGCAATGAAGGA